GATCAGTGAAGAGCGCCGGCCTACCATTGAATCGGGCGGAAGAGGGGATATATAGCGGGCCAGGCAAAGGACCATATTTGGTTAGGCTTGCACCTAGTAGTGGGAATTCCCCTGGTAGCTTGAAAAGGGGATAGCCGCCACGCTTATCGGAGATGAAGTAGACTCGGGTATCTTCTAGGAGGGAATCTCTTGCACTCCAAGAGTGAGTCCAGTCAGTAAGCTGCCACCACTCGAAGGTGAATCCGGCTGCTATAAGTTCAATGGCCTTGTCGATAGTGACTTCATACTGGCTCCCACCCATGTAGACTTCTGTAGCATTAGCGAGCGAGTCTACAGAGGTATCAATATCCTCTGTAACAGTTGTATCGTCATAGGTTCTGTGATGAGAGCCACCCTGATATGGGAACTGGGATGAATGATAGACGCCTAGAGCATCCTTCCAAACTGTGGCACCGACTTGGTAGTTCCCATAGTGGCGCCAGAGTGGATGACGGTCCCCACCAACAGATGCAGGGCCTTCTTGAAGAGGAGGAGTGAAAGTAGGCATAGGTAAGGGAGGTTAGGGAGCGGGCCAGACGCTCATAGAGAAAGTGAGTTCTAGCATGACACTATGGGCTTCTGTCTTAGAGTTAGCTGGCATGCCCATGTTGGCAGATAGAATCTTGACCAGTCCGTTAAGTTCTGTGGTCTGGTCGGCTGCTGTGATGGCGCCTAAGTTAATAGCTGCTTTACGCACGGCTGCATTGGGTTCTGATGTACCGTATCGAGCTAGACACACTGATCGTAACGCTTCGTAGTTACCCTCGGCCATCTTTCCTCCACATGATTAAGGGCCAGGACCACGGTGTGTGATCCTGGCCCAAGTTAGCCTAGCCTTAGCGATTGTAAAGGTTAAGAGGACTCACTTAACCATCGTGGTAGTGACCTCGATGCGACGGATGGCCTGCTCACGGAACCGACCGAATCCACCAAGCCAGTACCAGCCAACAGGCACGAACCGGCGCAGCTTATCGGTGACCTCACCGAGCACGATGTTCGGCCGGGGGCCAGACACAAGCGTAGACCAAGTCTTCGCAAGAGCCTGACGACCGAGGATGATAACGGGGAACACGTCGAAGTTACCAGTACCACCACCGACGGCACCACCGTTAACGAAACCACCAGGGCCACCCTGAGCGGTTTCCAGGTTGTCAGCAGAGAGGCGAGGGGTAGTGATCCAGGAGACACCCTCGAAGGCACCGGTCTCGCCATTCCAGATCTGCTCAGGCTGGGAGTAGGTATGGGGATCACGCCAGCCAGCAGAACCAGTCTCTTCCCTAAGGTCAACTTCAACCTCAGGTGCGAAGAAACCCTTGTAGTAACCGTTCAACACCCGCTGAACGTTAGCGGACGAGAGGTTAGCTACACGCCGACGAACGTCAGCAGCCTTGAGCGTGTTAGTAGCAACAAGGGCGTTTCGAGGGCCAGCACCACCGTTACCAAAGTAGACGTTGGAGCCAGCGACAAGAACGTTACGAGCCAGACAGTCGAAGCTGATGCCACCGTTGTAGCCAACAATGTTAGCCACATCTTCGGACACCACCATGAACGACAGGCCACGCACCCGTGCGGTAGTGATAGCAGCGTTACCATACTCACTCAGAGCAACGGTAACGATCGAGTCGGACACTGCAACAGCATCAACATCGACGGACTCAGACAGAACCGAGACCTTAGGAGCAAGCTCGTTGTAGATGTTGAACTGAACAGTTGCTCCACGATGTGACTGCGCTACAGGCTTAATGCTGGCACAGGCATCAAAGTAAAGCTCGTCCCGAAGAGCGAAGTAGGCGTACTGCTCATAGGCAGTAGTAACCTGATTCGCTAGTGTAGTTGCGGTAGTAAAGACGTCAGCCACTTGGCTATACCCTCCGGTTGTATCAGATGTTGATTACAACCCTTAAGGAACGTCCCACTCGTGAATCATTCCGTGACGTGGACCCTTGGACCGCAGTAGAGACGTAAGTTCTTCGGGGTTCTTAGCCTTACGAATCTCGGCCTCGAAGTCACCACCAACTCTGGTTGATGCTGACTCCGCACGTGCTCGGGCAATGACGTCAAAAGCAGTCATGTTGTCATCGGGCTGAGGCTGTCCACCTTCACCACCACCATTACCACCTGACCCATCACCTGTTGGGGCGGGATCAGTAGTAGTAGGAGTAGGAGTGGTAGGGGTTAGCTTGTAGCCCAATTCCGTAGCCATCTCCTTAGCGGTCTCAGGGTTAAACTCCTTACCGTCAGCTTGTAGCTCACGGAGGATAGCACCCCGCTGTCGCTTAGAAAGATGACCTAGACCTGCCTGCTCTCGGAGAGCTTCATCCTGATTGTACTGTGCAAGCTGAGCCTGAAGTGCAGCCTGTTGCTTGTTGCTTTCCTCAAGCATCTTGCGAAGATCACCAGGAGGTAGCTCTTCACCAGTGTTAGTTTCGGGGGTTGTATCTGCCATCTCTCCGTTTCCTTACTCACCCTTTACGGAGGCTCAGGGTGGGAGGTTGTTAGATAGTGACCTAGGTGTAATACCGGAGGGTATCTAGCCCTAGGTGGCTATGGGGGAAGTATGCATGGTGGAAGAGGGACTTGTCTACTGATTGGCTGATCCTACAGCGAATCCCTGCTGCCCTTGGGCGAACCCACCCGTGCCTGCAAACTCAGCGAGACGAGCACGGGTCCTACCCTCGATCCTTGCGGCTGCTTCTACATCACCAGCAAGGAACTGTACTTGCTCTTCCTCGGTAATGATATCTTCCGTTATGGAAAATGGGTTCATAACTTGGTCCATGCGAGCAAGCTCAGCAAAGCCTGTTTGAGACTGCTCTCTGGTTAGCCCAACTTCCTGTAGACGCTGTGCCTGTTCCAGGGAAAGTTGTCCCCAACCAGTACGTACAGCAGCACCAGCAATCTGGGCCTGACGGAAGGAAGTTTGCAGCTTACCAAGTTCTTCCTTAGGGTTCATATAGTAACGGATCAGGTCGCCACCGTTAACATTCGGGTTCATACGGAGCAGTTCAGAGATGGTCTCATCATCGGAGTTGAACATAGCTTCCGCAGCTAGATCAAACCGTGCCCCGAGTTCAATGTTGGAAACTTCACCAGCGATGAGGTTATCTACCTCTTCCTTACTAAGAGTAACTCCCCACATAGCTGCTGTAGAATGGGCAGTTTTCTCGTATGCAAGGTACTCATCGACGGAGACTGGGGGGCGTCCGGCAGCTTCCAGAGCAAACATACCAGCGAAACGAGAGCGGAATTCAGGCCGTTTGTAGAGTTCCAAGACAAACTGTTCTTGGGACCAGTCAAAGATAATGGCGTTCCTAGCCCAATCATTTAGACTTTCCAGCCCGTAACCTCTGAGGATTTCAGCTAGGTAGGCAGCCTGGGTGGTGGTATCGGCCATTATGCAACCTTCCCGAATGTCTTAAGGAGATAGTTGCCAGCACTAGACTCAAGCTGTCGTGCCCGTGAGGTGTTCCAGAACTTGTCATCCTGACGAGCTAGAATCTTGGCTTCGTATAGACTAGCTGCTCGCATGTTGCCAGTGTTGGGATCACGCCGACCAATGATCGACTGCATAGTGGGGGAGTCGTAAGTGAGAGTACCAGGGTCTACTTCCCACTCCTCAGCAATAGTCTGCATGTGACCAGAGAATAGATCCTTCATCGTGGCCCCCTGATCCATTTGGGGACGCAGATGAGGATACAGACTACTTGCTCGTTCCTGTAGAGCGTACCGTACAGCCTTATCGTCGAGGTAGCCCATAGCTACGTCGACACCCATACGGTAGTACTCTTCCTGAGACATACTCATAAGCCAGTCACCCTTAGCAGTATCATGGATCTGGTTCATTGCTCCCATGATAGAGCCGTTAACTAGCTTATGGGGCTCAGTCTGAGTATTGAGAATCGTACGGAGACCCCAATTCCATTCGGGGCTACCAACTTCAATACCTCGTCCCAGGTTCCACTCTGCCATGAACTGTAGCTCAGGTTCCGTTAGCATGTACCCAAGCTTGTGAGCGATGTCGGACTGCTGGAAGTAAGTCTCTGCCCGACGTCTCCATGCTTCTGCCGGATCAGTGTTGACTAGAATCTCCCACTGACGAGTAGCAGCCGAACGAGAACGGAAGTAGTTGGTTTTCATTAGCTCGGCTTGGAACTTATTAGATGAGTATGGCTGAGATGGATCGACTGCCCGAGTGAGTAGAGGACCGACCTCAGGGTCACTCATCAGGAACCCGAAGTAGGGATACTGTTCTGCGATCTGTTGTGCGGTATCGAAGCCAGCCATCTTAGTACCAGTTGTTCCGCATGTGGAAATTCAGAGCGTTACGAGGATTACCGTACCGACCCTTGATATACGTTAGCCCCGCCATGATCTGCTGCTGAGGGTTAGCAGTCTTCGCTATCCCGGTCCCCTGCCAAGTACCATTAAGGAACTGAGCTATCCCAAATGCAGTCGAGTTAGGGTTCTGAGCAAGTGGGTCCCAAGTAACGACATTAGAACCCGCTGACGGATCACCTGACTCTTTGTTCCATAGCCAAACTAGTGCTGGGTAGTCCTCTGGCTTGAACCCGAACTGCTGGAAGAGTGACTGTGCATACGCCCCGAGTTGTGACTTATCGCCTGCCGGCTGGAAACTTACTTGGGTATTCTGTGGATTGGTGCCTGTGATTTCCGGCAACATGAACTGGCGACTTACCCTATTACCAGCCTCAGGTAGCGACATATCAGGGGCCTCTGCTGGGAGTTGTCCTGACATGACTGCTTGCTGATCTGTTGGTGCTACGAACTGCTGTGCTCCGGATGAGAATTCGTCCCCACCGATAAGACTCATAATTGAGTTCATCCGGTTGGCTAGTACTTCCTCGGGGGGAACAGGCTTCCCGCCACCATATGCGAGGTTGTACTGGATACCTAGCTGTCCATCCATCTCAGCACCACCGCCAGCATCCCCACCCAACTGCCCGTGCCAAGGCTCATCGTCCATCGGGAAGACCAGGCCATACTTAGCCCCGAGTTGCTTCGCCAGACGGAGGTCACCGTCAAAGTCAATTGCTCGACCATGATTATGCTGTGAAGTACCGGGTCTGGCAACACGTGGAACATCGTAGTCACCGGCCTGCCAAGCATTGTAGAGGGAAGCCTGCTGTTGGATAGACCGCCAACCGCTCCCTATCCAAACTCTACCACCAGACTCTACGAAGATGTTAGTAGCAATCTGTTGGAGGATTGGATCTAGGTTGTCGAACGCAGGATCGCCTGGCCCTCTACCCTTAGTGATCCCACCTACGGTTTGTGTTGACATTAGATCCCCCAAGCCGGGGAGGCTAGAAGCTGCATAGCGTCATTGAGATACTGGACTCCCTTATACTGCGCTGCTTCAGCAGGATACTTAGACTCAATTTCACCTTGCATGAAAGCTTCCGTAGAGGGGATATCAACAACACTCCCACCGGTTAACTGCTTATCGTATGCTTCCTGCTGCCGGGCTACTTCCATCTGATTGTAGGCTTCAGTGAAGGCACTAACCTGGTCAGGGGAGAGAGCCTGGCCGAGCAGATTCATACTGACTTCCCTAGCCACAATGCCAACAGTACGAGGATCAGTAGTACGGGTAAGCAGAGGGGGGCGCTGTGCTGCAAGAGCATCACTAGCAGGAACTAGATTTCCAAACTCATCAATCATCATTCGCCCGCCAGCACTAGGCCCACCAGCCGCATCAACCTTTGAGCGGAGTTGTGTAAGGGCCGTACGGTACGCCATACCATGCTGATTGGAGTATGCGAGTAGGCGCCGGAATGCAGAGGCCGTTTCCTCTCCCCAATCACCAGGGATGATGGAAGCGTTCTGGTCAA